AGTTGGTGTATGGAATACCTACTGGCCACTGAGAAAGCACATGTGCCCAGTGATGGTCTATTGCAAATGTTCTACATGGCAATCCGATATCTATCTCACGATAGAGTTCTTTCTCATCAAAGGTTACTTGATCGCTAACGATACACAGGGCATCAACTTCGTTGATATGCACACCCAACTCATCAGTAAGGTCTTGCCACTGCCATGTATTGTCTAATCCATGGTGCTTGATATGAAAATATCTCTCCGTGGAGAGATATTGTACTTTGGTTCCATCAGTGTAACAAATGTTAGAGTCATGGTCTTCGACTCTCAGTCCAATAAATTTCATTACTCATCATCAGTGTGTTCTTTGTTCCACTTTTTGCGGACTTTCTTCAATTGTCTCAACTCAATCTTGATGTTAGCATAAGCAGTTTCGGCATCAAGTTTCTTTGCCATTTCCATGGCACAGATCATACCAACTCTTGTTCCGAAGAGTTGGATTGCTTTATCATAACAATCCATTTCCTCATACATGGTTAGGGTTCAGCAACGACTTTCTTCTTCCCAATATTATACTTACTTTCTAGTGTCCATTCTTGCTTATCTTTGTAAGAAAGAACTTTGATCTGATTCAGAGGAGCAATCTCAACTAAATCATCACCCTGGAAGTCAACTAGACCCCAATCAAGTAGCAGTTTAGCAATACGATTTCTTCTTTCGATATCATTCTTAGTAATGTTTGCTGGTTTACCATCAAGAGCAAACAACTCTTTAAAATGAACGATGTAATACTTACCTTTTTTATGCAGAATATGACAGGATTGATACAGTTTACGATCCTTGCGAGATGCAACACCAATTCTAGTTAGAGTTTCGCGCACCTTTAAGAAATCATCAGGTTCTTTAAGGGCAACTTCCAACATCATATCCTGAGACCAGGTGATCTCTTCACTAGTCATCTTGAATTTCCTCCAACATTTAATTTAGTTTTGATGACTTCCAACTGATCTTTGTTGAGCAGTTTCAGGGCATCTCTCGCCTTGTCGGTGCTATATCCGTAGAACTGTTTTACTAGTTCTAGATCATTTTCTGCCGTGTATTTGTTCCAAGGCGCAAAGCGTTTGGATTTCCTAATACTATGTAGGTAATAATTATATTGCATATCATTATCCAATTCATAGTGCATATTCATCTGATTGACATGTAAAATGCAGTCAAGATGACCAGCGAGACACTTGTTGACAACAAAGGTTGGATACTTTGCCATGGCACGATCGTCCTCATGAAGAGAACCCTGCTTCAAGTTAATACCATTGAGGTAATCTTTCAGTTGATATTCAAACTTGTCCATAAAGAAACTCTTGGAGAGGGTTAATTGGTTCTACGTTGTAGTTACTGATGAGAAGTTCAGACTTCTTATTGTTTACTCGATGCTTCATGCCATAGGTAAGTTGGAAATACCTTTGCTGATAGTCCTTGAACATACGTTCGATCTCTTTATCGACATTGTATGTAATCATCCAATTACTAGGACACTCTTTACACGAATCAGCAAACCGTTCATGATCAAAGTTCTTGTGCATCTCAGCATTGGTACCATATAAGAATGATTTGATTCTATATGGTGGGTCAAGGAAAACAAAAGAATCCTTATCATCAAGAAGTTCGGTGTAGTCTAGGTTGGTGATATGCCAATCCCTAATCAGATCTTGATAGTTTTTTAGATTTCTTGCTCCACGTCTAGTAAAGTTTTGATTTGATGCTGACTCAGAGAAAGAAGAGTTCTCAGTCAACCCTGAATAAGAGCACTTATTAAGAACCCAAAATAGAACAGCTTGACGAAAAGGATCGGCCTTGGATATTTCTTCTTTGCTTCGTATAAACAACTCCTTAGCAAGGTCAGGTGTGGGGTGCTCTTCCTTAATTGCATAACAAACATCAGATAGATCGTCTCCTTCATCTCTAAGATGTAACCAGAAGTTATAGAGATAGGTGTACTTGTCATTGATCCAGACAGGAATCTCAGGATTTAGTTGTGAGAAATATAATGCCATCGAAGCACCACCCACAAAAGGTTCTCGGTATTCTGTTATACCACCAGGAAACCAGTTGTACAACTGAGTGACTGCTCTTGACTTACCACCAGGATAACGTAGGGGTGTCTTCAATAATTTCATACTGTTGACTCAATTAGATTATAAAGTTTAGTAGCGAAGTCTTCCTTCTCTACTGGAATAACATTCTTAGCAAGAAATGTTATATCATCAACATGGACTCGGAAAGAGATAAGTGCATCTTTGACCTTGGTGTACTTCATGCAGGATTCCCAGTCACAAATACCAACAGTATACTGCTTGGTATCCCATAGTAGCATGTAGTCGAAGGTCTTTTCAGGTAAACCTAGGTTCGCTCCCTGAAAGTTTTTAAGTGTAATCTCTTTCGTCCAGGGAATCCTCTTACAGAAGAGGTTGTCCATACCCTTAGACTCATAGAAGAGTTCATCTTCTAATCCATAGAAGTCTCTACCCTTATCAGTGTCACCAACGTACTGCAATTGATTGTCGCTGTACTTAGCAATAGAAATCTCTTGGACTTCTGCTCGGAGTGGTCTCGTCTGTGGTCTCTTCAAACCATCAGTTGATTTAACCACACCAAAGATAGATGAAAAATCAAACCGTTCAGAGTTAATCATAGTATGTTAAGGTTTGCCATTGGTACACCTTGGGGACCAGCATTCACAGGTCCATGAGGCAATGAGTTGAAAGACATAGTATAGCGATCTTCTTTCCCACTATGGGGATTGCTATAATGTCTTAACCATCCAGGGAAGATAAGAAGTTTACCAGGTTCTGCCTTGATATTTTCAAAGGGTCCGTCGAAGAAGTCGCGAGTAATCTCCAAGGTATCAAGATTACGGATATCAACAGGGTCTTGAAAGACTGTATCACTTCCATCGGTGAAGTAGTATACACCAGAGAGATAAGAATAATTGTGACGATGAAGAGGATGACCAGCACCTGAACCAGGTGGTGCCCAATTCGCCCAAGACAAAGAGATACGAAGTTCCTGTGCTTGGAGTGCAAGGTCGCAACGAATGTAGTCCAGACAGTCATGGAAGAATCCAGTTAAAGGCAGCATCTCATCTTCCTTATGTATGTCTCCCCGACTGGTACGAACACCAGCAGGAAAATTATACATCTGCATTTCGAGAGTTTTGATAAACTCCAATGCTTGATCAGACATTGCCATGTCTTCACCTTCTAGACGAAACTCATAGACTCTCGTGGGAAATAACTCATGTGTCTTGATCATTTAAATTCACATCTCATCATGATCTCTGTCATGAATGCTACGAGATTGATCTCCTGATCCATAACAAAGTTTGCTTTGTATTGATACTCACCGATAACAAGAACTGCTTCGGGAATACTCTTCGGTTGTAAGTATGTATAGAGGGAGTCGTACACCTTTCTCATGACAGCATGAGGTTCGTTGTCCATGTTAGCAACAACCCACTTCTTAACATCAGTAAACTTACGACCCTTCAAGTGACTCATAAGATCTGACATAGCAATATCCGAAAGTTGTCCTAGGATACCTGTGTCAATCTTACCCTTAGCAGAGTATCGTTGCAGTTCATTGATCGTGCGTCGGAAGTCAGGGAAGTGCTTCATCACAACTTCGCGAAGCACTGACAACTCAAAGTCGATGCCTTCTTGTGCCATGATGGTGTGGACACGCTTAAAGAAAGCAGCAGCAAGTTGTGCTTTCTCCTGACCCTTCACGTTAAACTCCACCACTGTGCATCGAGAGTGCAATGGTTGAGCAATCTTGTTCTTATAGTTACAGGTGAATATAAACCGACAGGTGTGCTGGAACTCTTCGATGAACCCCCTCAGGAGCATCTGCACGTCTTGGGTGGTGTTGTCTGCCTCATCAATGATAAGCACCTTGTGACGTGCCTCAGAGGTCAGGGAGACAGTTGAAACGAATGCCTTGGCACGATTCCTCACAGTATCCAGGAAACGTCCTTCATCCGATCCGTTGATGACATAGTAGTCAGCACCTAGTTGATGGCATAGTGCCTTAGCAATAGTAGTCTTACCAATACCAGCAGGACCAGCAAGCAGCATGTTAGGAATCTCACCCTTGTCAAGGAACCCCTTGAACATGGTCGCAGTCTCCTCTGGAAGGATACAATCATCAACCGTCTGAGGACGGTACTTTTCTACCCAAAGGAAATCATTCATAATTTAGTGTCAAACCCAGTCAGGTTTACGATGTGGAAGTTTAAGATAGTTATCTGCTACCCATGGTTTAGATGCAATATACATTTTGTATGCATCAATGGTAGAGATACTAGTGTCAAGTTTGTACTCATCAGGCATTGCTCTGACGAATGGTGTGGTCTCCTTACCTGAGCGACCCTGAGGATCGGCAGTAGGTAGGATCTCTTTCGCTGCTAGAAGGGTCTTCTGGCATGTGTGTACTCTACCATACCTGGCAGTGTACTCATCACACATAGCAAGTCCATGAGCAAGCAACCACTGCCAGTTAGTCACAAACTCATTCGCCCACTTGGTGCATGGGTGGTTACGAAAAGCACCCTTCTCAGTAGCATAGGGAGTACCGTCTGCTTTGGGAAGAGTGCCAAATCCATGACCCCATTTGTCAGAGCATACGATAGCAAGCATCTGACAGGTCTCTAAGGGCATCTTGACAATGTGCTTGTCAGGAAGAACCACAGCAGACTTGTATGGGGACTGGTCCGTAACGAAGATGTTCATCAGTATTCTGAATCAGGTTCAAGAGCGATCATGAGTTCAAGGTTCTCAACGGATGAACTCTCTGTCATAATACCATGCAGTTTGGCAACCTTACGCTCATACAGATCGATTCTGTAACCTTTTGCAGCACGACATGGTTGACCACCAGTCATCAGGATAGCGATGTTCTCGATCTTCATGCAGAAGCAGAAGTCTTTATCAGTCTCACCAAGTTCAATTTCCAAGGTGTTAGCAGTAGTGTTACGCTTATCAGTAACAATAGCATGTAGAATACCGTTCTTACCTTGGAAGCACAGATCAGGAAGTTGGTAACCAGAGGCAGCAGCAAAGATCTGATACAGGTGTTCGTTAGTCAGTTCAGTAGATACTGAGAGTTCACCGATGCTGTTGATGATATCAGGTGGAACGGTGATCATGCTTTCATCAGCATAGTAATACTTCATCCGACTGTTGTTCATGCTGATATCAACGTGCTTATCGTTGAAGTCAACGTCAGGAATACTAGTAGTATTACGTGAGAGGACCTTGATGGTCTTCATCATGTTACCCAAGTCATAGATGGGTGCAGTACGCTGAAACTCAATGTCTTTGAAAGTACAGGAACCGAGAATATTCTTATTGTTAGAGATAGTTGAAACCTTCTGACCAGGTTTAAACATAATAGATGGGTTGATGTTCATGAACAACCCGAGGATTTCCAATTGTGGTTCAGTAAATTTCATACAGGTCATTGAGGATAGTCTTCCGTTTTAGCGTTTTTGTCGTTGAAATGCATCAACAGTACAGCATAGTGTAGCACTTTTAGGATGTCACGTCTAGCAGTTCCTTTCTTATCATAACGTGAAGCATACTTCAAGATATTAGAACGGCAAAACGATTCACCATCTCCACACGCTTCAATCAAATCTAGGGTTTGAAATCCATCAGGACCAGCAGAGTAGTGCTGACGGTATGTGGCAGAGATGTAATCTTTAAGTTCTTTAAGGATTTCATCTTCATTGTATTTGTTCATAATTAACAGAAACGTTCAAGTGTAGCAGTGTGAAGATCAATACGTTCGGGGTGTTTGTTGAGTTGAATAATGGCATCCCTTCGGAAAGGGTTCTGGACGTTAGACTCGTCCCACCAATGAACTACTCGACGGACACCTGACGTAACTGGTCTTACTCTATGGATGATACCAGTTGGGTAAATTACAGCATATCCTGCTGGAAGTTTAATACTAACACCAAAGTCGCCAAAACGCAACTCTAACTCACCACCTTCATATTCATCGGGGTTACTGAGAAACAAAGTAGTAGATACATCCAGTCTCATACCATCATCAGAGGTAACCTCATCTTGATGCCAGTCGTAATCTTGACCAGGGTTGTACTTTTTAAAAGTAAAACCTGATCTACCACAGGTGAGGGTCAGTTCTGGTTGCATAGAATCTTCAATGAAGTCATCTAGCAATTCAGGATCAATACCCTTATCTTCATCTACGTTCTTATGTGAATTTAAGATTAGGACAGGATCGACTTGGGCAAGGACTCTGGATACACCAGAGTCATCAAGGATTTGTGTACGATATAGCATCAGGAATCAAGGATAGTAGGATTAATTTCAACATCAGAGTCGATCTTAGAATATAATTCCAAGAAAGAATCACGAGTCTCGTCATCAAAACGGTTCAGGCAGAGTTTGATTGCCTTCAAACGATTGTTGAAGATAGAGAATGCACGAATGATGTGGACCAGACGACGTGTTGAGATCACTTCATCAACACCACCCTCAGCAAAAGTCTTACGAATGATCTCCGCCCAAGTGGTGAGGTTCTTAATAAAGTCTGCATCACAACAGTTAAGTTCAGTGCAGTAGTTGTTGAGCATCTTACTTTCGATCGTAGGAGCAGGATACTCTTGCTCAAATGTAAGAGGGAAACGCTCCAAGAATGCCTCGTTCAATACGTTGGTGCCGATAAAACGACCATCATCAGAACCCTTACCCTTGGTGTTGGCGGTAGCAAACACAGTAAACCCAGATGACGGGGTGACGGTTCTACCTGTCTTCTTCAAATAAACTCCCGACCCTTCAAGAATAGATTGCAGACATAGGATTTTGTTTGAGGCGAGATCGATTTCGTCGAGTAACAAGACTGCTCCCCGTTCGAGTGCTTCAATAACGGGACCATTATGCCAAACAGTATCGCCGCCCACAAGACGGAAACCACCCACGAGGTCGTCTTCATCAGTTTCAATAGTAATGTTTACACGAATCAATTCACGACCAAGAGCAGCACATGCTTGCTCAACACCCATGGTCTTACCATTACCAGACAGTCCAGTGATGAATGTTGGATAGAAGATACCAGACTTGATGATCTTTTTGAGATCAGTAAAGTTCCCGAACGGGACATAGTTTTTGTCTTTGATAGGAATCAAGGTAGAAGTCTCAACAACAGGGGCAACAGACGGAGCGTTATAGGTCTCTTCAAGGTCTGTCGCAGTAAGGTTCCACTTACCACGACCTGATTTGAACTTTTCTAATCGCTGACATACAGTAGGATAAGAGACACCAAAGTGATCAGCAGCAGCGAGTACCTGATTAGTATTTACCTCAGGAGTATAATAGGTTGCTGTAAGGTACTTGATCAGATCGATGGTGTTGAGGTCAGACTTGGCAGGCATTAGGTTGTTTCGTATGAAGTAAGTATAGATCAGATTGGGGCAGAGTCAGGGGCAGAGTGGACACTACGCGATTTGTCCAGCGAATGAAGAGAGCATCTTGCGATTGATACTCTTTGACTTCAAAGATTTTTTGAAGGCAGATCGGATCTGACCCTTGGTGGCATCCTCAGCAACATCCATTTCTACATCGGCATTGTAAGAACTAGATTGTATGCAATACAATTCACTATAAACAGAACCAACAATAGCAACAGACTTATCCCTTCGGAATAGTTTGGAATACTTTGTATGCACATCACCACCATGCATACCTAGTGCATGGAGGTATGAAGTCAAGTGACGTTGTGAACAAATACGGAAACCCATAACAGAACACTCAGGATATGTATCACGAATAACTCGGATCAGTCCCCTAGTCATTGCTGTATGTGGATCATAGATTTCAGAGTAGTACCTATTTTTAGTTCGGATCACACTCTCACCACGAATAGCAGAGGGATATGGTTCAGTAAAGTAGTTACTACCAGTGTGATCTTTTGTGATCCAAGTACACTGTGACTCCCCATCAGTCAAAACAATTAAGTGAGATTTCTCAACACCTGCCTTCCTCTGCCAGACTCCTAGGTATTCACGCATAACAATCAATGCTTCATTCAATGGTGTACCACCCAAACCCATGAATGCAGGTGGTGCGGGACGGAATTTGTACATATTTCTACGATCATTCCAGTAGTTTCCTACTCGATACAGATAATTACATTGACGTTTAAAGTTATTTTGATTACCTTCGCTAGTCAATACATTAACTAACTTGAAACGAGGATCAATCCAGAAGGTGCCTGCCTCAGTTTCTGCAACCTTAGGCAGTTTAAGCATGGGAGTATCAGACTCAACATCAAAGAATTTTAAAAGACTGTGATCATTAACGAAAGTGTAGACATCAAAGGGAATACCAACCTTCTTACAGAACTGTGCAAGATTGATGACCTGGCAGATAGTTTCAAAGATCTCGTTTGCCATAGAACCAGACCAGTCAAGTAAGAATACAAGACCGTGGTTCTTACCATCAGTAGTGCGAGTCACTTTCTTGAAGATATCTTCACTCAATTTATAGTTGTGAAGTTTGTTTGTATCAAGGACTCCTGTACGTGCTGTTGATGATCGAGCATATGATGTAGCAGATTTCTTACACTCAAACTCTTTCACCAGATAGTT